CCAAATCCAACAGGATCCATGCCCGAACAAACTGGGTATCACCCCGGTGGGGGGTACGCCTATCGTAACCGCAAAGTGACGGCCCCCTAGGTCGTCGCACAAATTGTCCTCCATTTTTTTGGAGGGCATCTCCACATCCCGCGCCGCCCCCGACCGTGCAAGTACCAAAGAAAAAGGTTTGGGGTTTGGCGCAAATGACAGACAGGACAAAGCATGGCCAACGCATCGTGGCGCGATATCCCAACGGGGAATCGCAAAGCTCTTGAGATGACACTGGATTCGCTTGGTTGGATTGGGCGCGAACACGCTGCGATTGTGGCGTTGTGTTTGGCGACCGCATCATCACTTGATGATGAATACACCGCGGCGAAATCGTCGTCGTATTTGCAGGCGTTGCGCATGTTGCGGAACTCTGCACCGGATGGCGCACCTGTTGATGAGCTTGAAGCGCTGTTGACTCGATGACGTTTGCGCCGACTCGTCACACACCTACGTTGGTGGATGATTTTGAGTGTGACATTGACTGGTTGTTGCCAGTCATTGAGTTGGCGTGGTCGGTTGCTACACCTGGTTTCAAGTTTGATGATTGGCAGGTGGAGTTGTTGCGTCGAGTGACCGAGTTGTTGCCGAGCGGTGAGCTGCGTTGGCGATCGTGTGTTATTTCAATGGGCCGTCAGAATGGCAAAAGCGAGATTGTTGGGGCGTTGGGTATTTGGGCGTTACTTCGCAAACCTGGCGCATACTCGGTTGGTGTGGCCTCAACCGCGGAACAGGCACGATTGGTTTATGACCGGGTGCAACGAGTCATTGCGGGCAACCCCGCACTCGAAAGACGAATGAGCAAACTTACAGAAACACGCGGTATCAAAACACTCGATGGGAGTCGGTATGAAATCAAAGCAAGCAACGCAAACACTCTCCAGGGCATTCCTGTCAGTGTTGGGATTGTGGATGAAGTTCATCTGGTTGAAGCTAAAGTCTGGGATGCACTTGCAAGTGGTACTGGTGCACGGCCGGATACTCTCTTGGTTGGCATCACAACGGCGGGTGACGAAAATTCTGAACTCCTTACGCGACTTTATGCGAACGCTGACAAAGCGATAGCGGGCGACCTGCCGCGTTTCGGTGCATGGATTTGGGAAGCATCGGAGGCGATTGTTCCTGATGATGATGATGAACTGATTGGTTTGTTGATGGAGGCTAATCCTGCGTTGCGGTCTGGTCGTATTGATCCGAAATTGTTGTTGGATGATGTTCGCGCATTGCCTAAGGATGACATTGTTCGTTACCGACTGAACAGGTTTATTCAGTCCGGCACAAAGACGTTTATCCCGGCAGAACTTTGGCAGAAGTGTGAGCGACCGTTTGGCGCAGCGTTACCACAGGGTGAGTTTGTGTTTGCGATTGACCGGACACCCGACTGGGCGCATGCCACCGTCGCGGTATCAGTCAAAGTTGATGATGTGATTTACACCGAACTTGTGGCCTCAATCAACAAACCGTCACTCGAACAACTGATATTCATTTGCGGTCAACTCATGGCACACAACCCTCGCGCCATCATTGTTGACGGGTACACGTTGCGCGATCTACACAAGGAATTGAAAGCTCGTGGCTACCCGGCAGAAACAGCAACGCTCGGTGACATTGTGAATGCGTCGTCATTGTTCTATGCGCGTTTGGCTCGTAAGACTTTGCAGCATGGTGGTGACCCGTTGTTGTCTATTCAGATTCCGCGTACGGTACGCAAACTGGTTGGTGAGGGGTTTCGGGTGTCGCGCCGCGATTCCGCAGTCGAGATTGATGCGGTGATGGCAACTTTGTTGTCCACGTTCGGCGCGGATACTTTACGCGAGCAATCGTTGCAGGTATTCTGATAGGTCTATGGAAAACGAAAACATTGACGGTTACGCAGTACCGCTGGACCCTATGGATCTTTTGCAATGCGATAGTTGCCAATAACGACACGCCCGAACACTACATCTTGTGGTCTAACACAATAACTGACACAATATGTAGTAATGGGATTTCTTGATTATCTTGGCCTAACGCGGACACGCGCAGTAGAGGAACGCTCTACCGCGATTGTTCCGCAACCCAAATTCGCTTCGTCGGGTGTGACCACAAACGACGCTCTCAGCCTCGGAAGTGTATACCGGGCCGTTACTGTTCTCGCCACGGCGATGAAGCAGATGGGCATTCACGCATACCGTGAGGATATCAAGGTCACCCCGACACCTTTATGGATCCGTCAACCCGACGCGGCAATGACACGCGAAGTGTGGATGGAATCCACGGTGAACTCGCTCGCGCTTGCTGGTAACGCATATTGGGAAATTTCGCGCAACCCTCGCGGCGAAACCGTGAACCTGCGAGTTCTCAACCCGTTCAACATGTTTATCAAGACTGACGAATATGGCAATGTGCTTGGGTATCAGTACCGTGGCACGAAAGAGTATTCGCTCAACGAGATTCAGCATTTGGCACTGATGCGCGTACCCGGCAACGCTTACGGTCTTGGCCCCATTCAGGCCGCGCAACAGGAACTGATGAACGCTCGTGATACTCGTGACTATGCCGCAACATGGTTCACTGACTCTGGTATCCCGAATGGTGTTCTCAAGTCTGACCAGATGCTTTCCCCTGACCAAGCAAAGGCCGCTAAGGATGCTTGGAACTTGACGGCAGGGGCAAAGAACGGTGTTGCTGTTCTTGGCAATGGTTTGAACTATCAGCCGATGTACCTGAACCCACGCGACGCACAGTTCATTGAGGCGCAGTCGTTCAACGTGCAACAGGTTGCTCGTTTGTTTGGGGTTCCCGCGAACATGCTTCTAGCATCCGTAGATGGCAACTCGATGACGTATACGAACATGGAACAGGAACAAATTGCGTTTGTTCGGTACACGTTGTCGCAATACATTGTCGAAATCGAATCGGCAATGTCACAACTTGCAGCTCGCGGTGTCGAAGTTGAGATCAACACAGACTCACTTCTCCGCGCCGACGTTTTGACCCGATACCAGGCACACCAAATTGCCATCGCCTCCGGGTGGATGACAGTTGACGAGGTGCGCGAACTTGAGGACTTACCTCCTCTGAACCCGAATGGAGTACCCGATGCAGGACTCGCTTGAGATTCGTGAAATGGATGTGCGTTTCGACGCTGCCACACGCGAGGTAACAGGAATGGCCGTACCGTACGGTCAGGTGTCAAACGGTGAAGTGTTTCAGCGCGGTGCGGTCACGCTCGACGCTGAAGCCAAACTGTTCTGGCAACACAAAGAACCCATTGGCAAAATTGTTGCAGGCGAACAAACCGACGCAGGTTTCATGGTTCGCGCAACCATTTCCGACACCGCACTCGGACAAGACGTTCACACGCTTCTCAAAGACGGTGTAATCAACAAAATGTCTGTTGGTTTCGTAATGCGCGACGCACAGGTCGTTGACGGTGTCCGTCAGGTCACCGACGCACTCGTGCGCGAGGTTTCTCTCGTCCCATTCCCGTGGTACGAGGGTGCAAGTGTCACAGCAGTGCGTGACGAACCGGAGTCGGATGTCCCGGCCTCGGCTGAAAACAAAGGAGATATCGTGGATCCTGAAAAAACCACTCCCGACTCTTCCGAACTCGCCGAGGTTCGAGAAGCAGTTGAGGTCATGCAGCGCGAGCTGGTTGTCCTCCGTTCATCCGAAAGCGCCCCGGTCACCGACCGTCGCTCGGCTGGTGAATTCATGCAGGCCCTGGCAAAGGGTGACGAAATGGCAATCCGTGCCTACACCGGTGCAAACACGGGTGACTCGGTTGTCACGCCCATTGACTTCGACTTGACTCGCATTATCGAGAACGCCGCACCTCTGCGCCGCGTTTTCTCGACTGGTGTAACTCCTGTTGACGGAATGGCAATCTACTTCGCACAGCTCAAGGGAATCACCGACGGAACGGCTGCACAGGCCGCCGAGGGTGACGACTTGGGTTACTACGAGGTTCAGCTCGAAACCAAGAACGTGTCGCTCAAGACCATCGGAAACTACATTCAGCTTTCGATTCAGTCCATCCTCCGTTCGACCGTTGACTACCTCAACACGTCGCTCCGTGGACAGGCGATTGCACTTGGCAACAAGTTGAACGACGAACTCATTGCTCAGTACAAGACCACCGTTGCCGCACAAATCACGGCCAACAACAAGGTCAGCATTGCAGCAACAGGTGCAACGTACAACACTTGGCTCGCAGCAATCACCGACGCCGCAGTGAAGTTCGCTGTCCTCGGACTCCCCATCACCGACCTGATCGTGGACACCGCCACGTTCAAGGAACTGATGGCACTCCAGGGTGGAGATGGTCGCCCGGTCCTCCTCGTTGACGGTGGCGGAATCAACAATGTTGGAACCATTTCGCCCACCGGACTTGGTGGTTCGTTTGCTGGTATCCGTGTCGTTGCTGTTTCGCAGCTCAACACGAACAAGTCGCAGTGTGCGTTTGTCAACGGTGCGGCGCTTCGCCAGTACACGTCGGCAAGCCTCCGTCTTGAGACCGACAACGCCATCAACCTGTCGAACGCTTACTCGCTCTCGGTGTTCACCGCCGTTGCAGACGAGTACCCCTCGGCAATCGTCGGCATCGTCCGCGCCTAAGGCTAGGTAAAGAACAATGGCAGCGTACGACGCACTGAAAGCGTATGTTGGGGCACCTGACTCCGACAACACGTTTGTTTCCGCATGCTGGGACGAGGCACATATCCTCGTTGACAAGTTTTGTGGAACAGTCGTCGTACCTGCTGCTGTTCTGACTCGCGCAAAGATTGAGTGCGGATCGGAACTGTATCACCGACGGTCAGCACCAAACGGTGTCGCCCAGTTTGCGACACTCGACGGTGGTTCGGCTATCAGAATTGCCCGTGACCCCATGACGGGTGCTTACCCGTTGCTTTACCCGTACACCGGGCAGGGTCTTGCATGATTGGTGCAGGGCGTGACGCTTTACTGGCCGTACTTACGTCGGCTGGTATTCGTGCGTCTGAAGTTGTCCCTGAACGCATCAGCCCACCGTTGGCTGTTTTGCAACCGTCGGGGGATTGGGTTACGTCCGGGCAGGTGTTTGGTGAGTTCCGTTTGGGATTCGACGTCACCGTAATCGTTCAGACGGCTTCTAACGCGGTCGTTTCGTCTGCTATGGATGATGCTGTTGACGCTGTTCTGACCGCTGTATCGGCCGCACAGGGCTTCTATGTGGGGTCTGTGTCTGCACCGACACTTCTCTCGGTTCAGAATGCCGAGTTTCTATCCGCAACACTCACCGTTTACCAAAACACTCGACTCTAAGGAGATACCGTGGCACTTCCCACAACCCCGTCAACCCGAATCAAAGCGAACGGTTTACTGTTCCAGCTGAACACGGGTTCAATCGCAACCCCAACGTGGAAAGACTTTTCGTTCGACTGCATTTCGTTCATGATCAAGTCCGAGGATGCCTCCAACGACCAGGTCACGTTCTATGACGCTTCCGTTGGTGGTGGAGTTGACAAGTACGCCGAGGCTGAACTCATTCAGTCGTTGGAGTCCACGTCACTCTGGCAGTACCTTTACAGCAACCCTGGCAAGGAATTGCAGTTCCGTTACGCACCGTTCGGAAACACCGCAATCACGACCACTCAACCTGGTTTCACGGGTTACATGCGTCTGCCTCGCATTCTGGCACCTGGACTCGGTGGCGCAGCTTCGGTTGACGGCACGTTCGGTTCAGAAACCGTTCGCTTTGACATTGTTGACGAGACGGGTCAGTTGCTGACGCAGGTTACCACCGGTACCTGGACACGCGCCTAATCTGATGGCCGGTACGGTCCTTACCGGGTCAACTGACGAGATTTATCTCCTCGGTGATTCTAAGGGCCGTACCTACATCAAGGGTTTGAATAAAACTCGACTCAAGTTCCTTGAGATGGGTGGAGATCGGAACCTGTTTGAGAAATGGATAAAACAGGCCGCACAGATTGGTGCAGCCGAAGCAACTCGAACCGCACCAGTTCGTTCTGGAAAACTGGCAACCTCTGTCCGAGGATGGGCCTCTAAAACGGTCAATATCCGAAACTCGGCTACTGGCGTTGTAGATCGCCGCATGGTTTTCGGTGGTCTTATCACCGCAGGTTCAGGACGTGTACGAAACGTACAAGGTGGCGCAACAGCAACAACAGGCGTTCTTTATAGTCGCGCAGTATCGCTCGGAACTTACCACCAGGCAGGTGCTAGATCCGTAACTGGGGACCGTACATGGCGCACAACTGTTCGAGGTAAAGGCAATCCCTACATTGTCAAAGCACGAGAGAAAAAGAAGCCTCTCATGGTGCAGTTGCTAAACTACCAGTTGACCCGATACATAAAGCAGAAAGGCTTTGAAACAAATGGACTTTGAGGACATTACGCTCGGTGAAATGGCCGAGGTTGAGGATTACGCACAAATACCATTTTACAGGATTGGTGAGGAACGAGTGGGTGTAATCAAACTACGCATCGCCCTGGCATGGGTTATGAAGCGTCGCACAAACCCCGATTACACCATTGCCGAGGCAGAAAAACTTACCGCAGCAGAATTTGCTGAATTGTTTGGGGATGACAGCACAAAAAAATAAAGGATGACCGGGCGAAAGTGTTGGCCGCGTTAGTGGCAGGTGCTGGAATGTCGGTCGCAGAAGCAAACAAACTGACGTTGCGAGAACGTAACGCTATTTTCAAATTTATGAACGGGGGCAAGTAATGGCTGTACCAAACATGATCGTAACTTTGGCCATGAACGCCACGAAGTATGGTCGCGGTTTGAAACAGGCCGCAGCTCAAACGAACACGTTTGGGTCGTTGTCCTCAAAAGCATTCAACTTGGCTAAAGGGGCAATGCTTGGTCTGACTCTTGCGACTATCCGTTACGTTCCGCTTCTTGCTCAAATGGGTGCAGAGTCGCGGAAAGCTGACATTCAAATCAAGTTCATGTTGGAAAACATGCAGGGTGTTGGCGCGGCAACAAATGCGACTGTGAAACGCATGAACGAGTATGCGCAGTCGGTCAACAAATCCACGGGCATTGACGATGAACAAATCAAAGCAGTGCAACGCAAACTGTTGGTGTTCAAGTCGTTGCGTGATACTGCTGATGAACTTGGTGGCACGTTTGACCGGACAACCAAAGCTTCTATTGATTTAGCAGCGGGTGGGTTTGGAACTCTTGAGGGCAACGCAATTAAGTTGGGTCGTATTCTGCAGGATCCCACCAAGAACCTGAATGCGTTGAACCGTGCTGGTATTACGTTTACGGCTACAGAAAAAGCCAAGATTACGAAGTTGCAAGAGTCTGGCAAATTGTTGCAGGCGCAGGATTTGGTGTTGAAGTCCATTGAGTCGCGTGTGTTGGGTTTGGCGGAGAAGTCGGCGACACCGTTTGAGAAGTTGACGGCACAGTTCAATCAAATTGGTGATGCGATTGGTGAGGCGTTGCTGGTTCCGTTGGAAGAGTTGAACCGTAAGGTTTCGGTTTGGTTGGCATCACCACAGTCAAAGCAAGACATTCGGAACATTACGGATGCGTTTGTTGCCCTGGGTCAGGCCGCAAAGTTCACACTCGACGTAATCCTGCTCATCAAGAATGCGTTGGATGCAATTACGAAGTTCAACACGCAACTGTTCAGCGGTATCGGGTTCAACGGTACGGTCATCACACCCAAGACCCCGACAGGTGGCAACCAGACACCACCGGGTGGCGCTCGCAGTCAATCAGCACCTGTCATCAACTTCAATGCACCCATTGATTCGGTGAGTGCTGGGCGTGAAGTTGCGCGAGTCCTTGCTGATTACAACCGGGCAAACGGGGCGCGATAATGACTATCCGCGAAAAATACTTGTACGGTCTTATCCAATTTGAAACATTGGTGCAGTCTGTTGGTACTTGGGTTGATCGCACACAAGATTTAGTGTCGTTGGATTATTCCGAGGGCGGTCGAGTGTCAATGCCTGGCACTGTCACCGTTGACGTTGGCACGTTGAACGCCACTTTCCGTAGCTTGTCATCCGTTCCGACCGTTGGCGACTTTGTTCGTTTGCGTCGCTATGGAACATCCGAATATGCGTTTACAGGATATGTGCAAGACGTTGACCAACGAGTTTCGTTTGAAGCACAGGTAAAACTTTCAACACCTGTCATTGTGACCACTATTCGTTGTGTTGATTGGGTCGCTTACGCAACACAAACCATTGTGAATGGTGTCGGTGGCCGTGATCTATCATTCAACCTCATTACTACGGGCGAATATGCCGAGGGTTCAAGAATCCGTGCGCTCAACTATGCACTCGATTCGACCAACGCGACACAGCTCGTTAAAGCATCAGCTGAAACTGGTGGCGGTGGTTCAGCCACAATCAACGACACCGATTACACCGGAACAATGGCTGACCATCTGGATCTAATGGCCCGCACAGCAAACGCATACTGGTACGGTTCACATGTCATCCCAGCCAATAACACAACTGGGCGCGACAACTTAATTTATTGGAACGCCGACGGCGCAAACGTATCATCGAACAAAACATTCACTGACGCCGCTGGGTCTGCCGGGCAATTGCATTACACGGAAATTGATTTTGAATCTTCGTCACAGAATGTTGCAAACACAATCACCTTGCGTAACCGAAACCTTGTCAGATTCCCCGACATTGATATTTCACGAATAGGCGGCGCAAACGAAAATAACTTCATATTCATTGACTTGAATACCAAAGTGATTGGTATTGCGCCAGACACAGAATGGCGCTACGACGACACAACATCCCAAGCAATCTACGGATCCAGATTTGCTGAACTTGAAACCAACCTTTCAACACCAATAAACTTCACAACACTTTCATCCGTACCGTATTACTTCGTCAATCTGATTGCCAACCCATCCGTCGAATATAGTGACAACGGTTGGTCAAACACTTCAGCAAACAAAGTACGCCGCCGCCAACCATCACAAGACGCATCACCATTTGCCGCCGCGCAAGGTGATTGGGCAATTCGTGTAAGACAAGCAACAACCAATACGTCAACTACAATCAACTATTCAGGTGGAGAATCAGACGGAATCCCCGTCACCGTTGGTCGTTATTATCGGTTCACCGTACAAGCGGCGCGTGGGGCAACATCACGCACCGACTTACGCGCTCAAATTCGAATCAACTGGTACGACGCAGATGAAGCAATAATTTCATCCGCCACAGGATCTAACGTGGCGTTGACAAACCAAAACACTTGGTACGACGTAAGCCATTTTGCTCAAGCACCTGCCAACACAAACCGTGCCACAATCTCCGTTCTATTCAACCGTTCAGGTGGTGGAAACATCACCATTGGTGATTTGATGTGGCTAGACGCACTCCACATGTACCGGACAACATCAACAAACTCATTCGGACTTGCATATTTAGACGGTGACAGTGGTAAAGGAACTTCTGACATTACTGTTTGGACTGGAGAAGTTGGCAATTCACAATCACTCAGTTTGAACAACCGTTTGCTGAACCGTGCCAGCGCAATCGCCGCCGCCAACAACACAACAAGCGTTCGAGCAACCCGTATTCGTTGGAACGCACAAGAGGACTTAGCCTCCGTATCATCACTGACGGTTGGCAAAACAATCTCACTAATTTACGGTGGGGCCACAACTACATACCGAATCATCGGGATTGACGGCAGCGTTGACCCCGACCGATACATGATTGACTACTACCTCGTAAAGGCATAACATGACTGACATTTTCAAACGCATTCTTCGCATTGCATCATTCGCATTCGGCGCAGCCATCGCTGGACTCGGTGCAGGATCTGCCATCGGCCTCACCGTTGCACAAAGCGCCCTCATGGGTGCGCTCACAGGTGTCCTCGGAATCTTTGGCGCACTCGCATTCATCTACGCTGGCAAAGGCAAAGTTGACGACGGTGACTTTGATGCCACCATCAACTCGGCCATTGAAACTGCTCGCGCTAAAGACGGCAAAAAGTGAGTGATGGGGTGGTCGTAACACTCGACCGAATCTACGAAAAACTTGTCGAGCTTGAGGTTCGGCTCGGCGATCACCCTAAACAACTCGACGACCATGAGCAACGAATCCGTAACCTTGAGATGAAAGTTTGGGGATTCGCTGGAATCAGTGGCATTGTCGCAATAATCGCATCCATAATCATCACGAAAGTAGGCTAAACATGGCAGACGCAGACCTCATTCCCCCGGTCAAAACCAAAACCGTCAACGACGATTTCGCAGCTCACGTTCGACGTGGCGCAGCAACACCCGGACTTGACTACAACACGCCCGTAGGAACGCCTGTATGGGCCTCTGAACGCGGTCGTGTGATGAAAGCCAGCAACAACCCCAACAGTGGTGCTGGCAAGCATGTGGAGATTCGTCACCCTGGAGGGTTCTACACCGTTTACTACCACTTGTCCGAGGTGAACGTGAAACCGCTTCAGCGTGTGCAACAGCACGACATTATTGGCAAGACGGGAAACACGGGTACACAAACCACTGGTCCACACTTGCACTTTGCTATCAAACTGAATGGTCGGTTTGTTGATCCTGCTCGCGTGTTTCTGAAAGAGAAGCGTGAGCGTCGTGCGGAGAAACGTGCGGCCGCAGCGGTTGTTGTTGAAGGTATGACACCAACACATGAGATTATCCCCGAATAGGTTATAACCTTTCTCCCTATTCGGGTGGGGCAGTCGTTCTAGGGGGCGACTGCCCCTGTTTTGCGTTATCAAACTGTTACCTAAATAGTCTTGGAAACTGTCGCGGTAACTGTCTTGGGTGTGCTACATTGATTAGACACCAACAGAAAGGCAAGACAATGCAGGTAATCAAATTCCCCACACAAAAAATTGCAGAAAAACTTATCCAAGAAATCGGGTCAGAATTTGCATATCGAAAAGCAGTTCGAATCGCAAACACTTGGGCACAACGCTACGAACGAACAAATGATCGCAACGACCGCAAAATGGCAAAGAACTGGGAAGCAATCTACAAAACAATTTACTCGGAAACGGTCTAATGCCTAAGCAACAAGCATTCAACCTCGGCCGCACCATCACCGTAATCGCAACGGTGATGGTGTTTGCCGGGTCACTCTGGGCAATGCTCCCAGCCATCATCGGCTTCACCCTGGTTTGGTATGGATCCACAGAATGAACGCTGGCCTCACGTTGACATAGTCCGTGAGGAACTACACCGACTGCAAACAGAAAAAACCATTGCCGAGCATAAAGCTCGCGCGAAAAACTTTGCTGAACTCAAACAGAGCATGACCGGGTACGACCATGCCAAATACCGTATTCGGAAAGCGCGTGGCATCCGCGACATCAGCTCGTATCGTCGAGCAGAGCGCATTATACGTCAGCGGTCTGTGTCAAACTTTACTCAAGTAATGCTTGAGAAAGGGCAGAGAATAATTGACGCACTCGAACAGAATGGTGGCACGGTCACTAACTGACGAATGGTATAAAGCACGACAGCATGGTGTCTCGGCTACCACTGTTGCTAAGGCCGCGTCTGGCCCTGCGGGATATGACGCTGAATTGCAGAACGCGTTGTTTCCAGAGAACAATGAGATTCCTGACAACGAATACATGCGGTTCGGGCGCGACTATGAGGAATGGATCATAGACAACCTGCCCCAAGAGTTTGGTATTCGGCACAACGATTGGCTGATATGCGGTGACGGTGATTACCGTTGGCATTTGGCAACACCCGACGGACTCAACTCTGACTGGTCGCTCATTGCTGAGGTCAAGACGACGGGGAAAGATTGGGATGGCAGCGCAATTCCGATTCAGTACCGTCGGCAAGTTCAATGGCAAATGCACGTCACTGGGGCACGTCTATGCGTGTTCGGGTGGTTACTCCGGGCAGAAGCAGACAACGGCGAATTTGTCCCAGCATGGCTCGAACCGAAATGGTCAGTTATTCATCGCGACGAGGACATGATCGCGGAACTAATTGACGTTGCACAACGATTCATCACCGACTACAACAACTACAAGGAGATGCAGAATGGCTAGATTCAACCTGGCAGATTACGCAACCGTACAAGAACGAATCGAAGCGTTCTGGAAAAAATACCCCAACGGTGCAATCATCACCACAGATCTAACCACCGACGCTGACCGTGACCGCAAACAATGGCGCGTTTACGCCGAAGTGTATTTCACGTTCGACGAGCTGCGACCGCGAGGTACAGGTTTGGCGTTTGAAATTGACGGCGGTGCCGGGGCAAACATGACCAGCGCATACGAAAACGCGGAGACGAGCGCGATAGGCCGCGCATTGGCTACGGCTAACTTCACCACGTCAAAGAATAGAGCTTCGCGCACCGAGATGCAGAAAGCGGAACGAGGCGTTGCAACAGTCGCGCAAATCACCGCATTAGACGTACAAAGCGCAACAACACTCGACGAACTCAACAAACTCTGGTCCCAAGCAGTAGATTCCGGCGACTCCACCAAACTCATAGCCGAATTCACATCACGCAAAAAGGCGCTCAATGGATAAGTTACTTCGGTTCCGCATTGACGGCCGTGCTGTACCCAAAGGTCGGCCACGCATGACCAAAACAGGTGGGGTCTACACACCCAAAACAACCGTCGACTACGAAAAAATAGTCGCCGCCGCATGGAACGACAACTACGGCATGCTTGCACTCAACGGCAAACTCCGTGTCACCATCAATGTGCATACAGATCGTCACGCCAAACAAGACGTAGACAACCTGGCAAAGTCCATCCTCGACGGAATGCAACGTGCCGGGGCATTCTCTGACGGCGACCATCAAGTGTATTCGCTCGGTGTTGTCAAACACGCCGCCGAAACCGATTTGTGTGTTTGGGTATCAGTTACCGCGTTAGAGGACTATGCTGGCTGACAGTCGCTAGCACGACCACCCCTAATACTTCCCCCGGCCTGTGCTAGCAGGTTCGGGGGATTCCACTTTGGAGGAAAAATGCAAGACCACCAACATCATTGGATACGCATTGGAGAGAACGGCACGACCGAATGCGTCGTGTGTGGCATGCGCGTATGAGTTTCAAACTCGTCAAAAAGGTCATCCATTCCGATCGCGTAGACGGCATGCACAAACTCATTCTCATCATCCTCGCCGACTACGTCAACGAAGCGAAAGGGAACGCCGCATGGCCCAGCGTGACCACGGTCGCATTACAAGCTGGGGCCAGCATTAGACATACCCGGCGAATCATCCGCGAACTCGAAACCGAAGGTGTCCTGCGAACCATCCGCCAGGCAGGTTTGAGAGGCACGAACAAGTACGTTATTGACGTGGATATCCCTGTGGATAACATCACAGGGGCGGACATGGGTGTCCTCCCCAGGGCGGACATTTACGACACTAAGGGCGGACATTTGAGACATGTAGGGGCGGACACCCATGTCCCCCGAATAGATAAAGAACAAATAAGAACAGATACGCTCGACCGTGGCGCGGCCTCTGGCCGAGCGCCGACGGTCTCGCTACCAATTACTAGAGATCCGTCCGGCAATGTCGGCCAGGCTAACGCCGCCGACACGCCGAGGTGTCAAGAGCATAACCGAACAGATTTCCAATGCGAAACCTGTTACGCTTGGCAGGAAGAACAATGGAGACTGGAGCGTGAATCATGGAAACAACGTCACCAAAAGTAATAGGCGCGTTCAAGCACCTACTACTCGAACTCAAAAAGGTCAACGCCATCACAGACATTGACCACGACCATCTGCTCGACCGATACATCCGAGGACAGATCAACGGATTCGGACACCTCGCCGAATGGCTACTTGCCACCGGCTCAATCGGCGGACACAACTACGACCAAATCATCCGATACGGTCGACGGTACGGTGAAAACCGATGAAAGACACCGTCCGAATCGCCTTGCCAACACACAAGGCTAAGGCAGCACAACGCAAGGCCCAAAAAACCCGCATCAAAAACATCAAACGAAAAGGAGTATCACTATGGCAATCGTCAAAGTAGAAGGCAGAGTCGATCGTATGCTCGGCCAAAAAGGATTCATCCTTCAAGAAAAAATCAACACCATAACCGGACAGACCTTCGAACGTCCCTGGACAATCTGGGGAGAACAGCACACCGAAAACAGCATCCTCGAAATCGTCGGCGAGCTCAAAACCGAAGTCGCAAAACACTGGGAAACCAAAGAGATTCTCATAGCAGAAATCACCGGTCAACCCTACGTCGCATCAACTGTCAACGCGACCTCAATCAAGGTCATCAAAGAAGGCGCACCCGCCGAAACAGCACAATGGGAAGCACCCGAACAAGGAGTACCCTTCTAATGGCCGGCAAATCGTACAAAATGCGAATGTACCAACGCCGCCTCTGGCAAAACCGCGCCCAAATCGTCATCACAGGCGTCGCAATCTGGATAGCAATCGCCGCACTAATCATCCTCGCAGTAGAGTCAGCCTCATGACACTCAACGACCTACTCCACGACGTGCCACCACTGTCAACCAAACAATGCCGACTCGACGCATGGCTCGACACCCTCAAAGAGGACGACCGCAACGCATTCTGGAAAGCAATGGACAACCCCGACATCCCCACACGCCACATTTGGCGAACCGTCAAAACCATAGGTTGCCCCAACCAAGAATCATCCATCCGGTCACACCGCTTCGGCGAATGCCGATCCTGCGAAAGGAAAGCCAATGGCTAGCATGTACGAAATCGAAAAAATGGTCGAAGCCATCAGCGCACAAGTCAAAGCACTCTGTGCTGTCGTCGGAATCGAACCTGAACCTCTACCCAACGAGGAACCCACCGTCAACAACGAAACCATCGAGGAACTAACCGACCCCGATGCTTGACGAACTGTTGAACACCCCACAGCCTCCGACCACTCCTGATGGTCGGGGTGCTGCGGTGTTCACACAAGAATGGTTAGCCACAGGCGACGAATCAATCGTCACAGCTGTAAGCACCACAGAACTCGCCCACGAACAACTACACGATTTCATCACCGAGCGCGGCGGAATCATCCCCGACGGATATGTGGCCACAATGCTCACCGCCAAATACAACCCGAACGCATGGGTACGCGAACAACCATTCGACGACACGGGCAAAAAAACCCCAGCCACCACACGCGGCGCATGGTCCTACACATTCAAAATCATTAAACGAGCAGACCGTCAAACCCTAGTAGACGATCTAATCCAACTCACCAAAAGAAAGGCAGTAAAACGTGTTGAACAGAAAACTGATGAACTCTTTGTATTCGCCATGGGCGACAGCCAACTGGGAAAGCCCGACGGCGACGGAACCGACGGAATCATCCGTGCGTGGACGCAGAGCCTTACCATTGCACGAACAGAATGGACAAAAGCGGGCAGGCCACAAGTCTTGGTTGCAGGACTCGGCGACCACCTGGAGGGTAACCAATCGCAAAACGGGCGAAACTTCTACCGTAGTGACCTCACAGTTTCCGAGCAACTACGGGTCTTTCGCCGAATGCTCCTCCGCACGATTGACACATTCATTGAAGCACCGCATATCACTGTGGGCATTGTCAACGGCAATCACGACGACATACAACGCTTCCAAACTACTGACGCATCTGATGGACACGCTACAGAATCGGCGATTGCAGTCAGCGAAGCACTGGCACTCAACCCCGACCGATACGGTCATGTGCATCTGTTCGTGCCAGGTAAAGATGAGGACCATCTAGTCCTCGAAGTCAACGGCACAAACTTCGTACTGATCCACGGACACCAATGGTCACGCGGAAAAGCAATGGAATGGTGGGAAAAGCAGACGTTCAACAACCACCCGGCAGCGGCAGGACACATTCTCATTCACGGCCACGAACACGAGTTCCAAATCAGCTCCAGACGTGACCGGTTGGTTATCACCACCCCAGCCCTAGAATCCGAATCAACATGGTTCAAACAGAAACAGGGCGCAGTCGGACGACGCGGCGCACTCATATTCACAACCAAACCCCAAGGACAATTCGAAAGGATGGCAATCGTCTAATGGGAATAGAAATAATTCCACACGCTGAACTTATGGCAAATCGAAAGGATGGCAATCGTCTAATGCCAATATTCACAATATGCAAATGGACTAATCAACATGATTATCAATGGCCCAACTCGCCCATGCAAAACGGTGACCGCCTATGTTGCGCAAAATGCGGAAAGTATGGTGGCCTCACATTCGAAAAATTTCCAGATGAAACTATAAAATTCCAATTCCAAGAAGGACGAGAATATGAGCGTGACCGCATCATCGAGTTGTTCAAAGCGATAGACAAAGACAACGAGGATTATGCAGTAAGCCACAAATATATTGATCCAGGACAGCCATATCCAGTGCTGTATTCAATCGATGAAATCATTGAATTCATTGAAGGAAAAAACGATGCCGGCGATTAACAGGGCAGACCTTAAAACCCAAGACTGGAAACGCCTACGCCTCGCAATCCTAGAACGCGACGCACACACCTGCGCATACTGCGGGGCAGAAGCAGACACCGTCGACCACATCATCCCAGCCTCAATGGGGGGTAGCGCTGACCCATCCAACCTCATCGCCGCATGCAACCGATGCAACGGAACCAAATCCAACAGGATCCATGCCCGAACAAACTGGGTATCACCCCGGTGGGGGGTACGCCTATCGTAACCGCAAAGTGACGGCCCCCTAGGTCGTCGCACAAATTGTCCTCCATTTTTTTGGAGGGC